TAAATTCGACGTTTCGAGATCCGTTACGCTTGTATTGCCGCCCCGCCTCTGACGTTAAAGTTACCTGTTCCGTGTTGTCCGTAAGCGTCGAATCTTTAATAATGCCGAATTGCGCCCAAGTCCCGATAATAGAACCGGAACTATTACATTCGGCTAAAACGGCATTTTCAGAACCGAGATTATTAACCGCGCCTGACAGTTTGCCAGGTACGTAGGTGTTTGAAGCCATTTTTTTACTCCATTATGATTATTTGATAACGAAATGCACATCCCCTGTAACAAGGGCTTGTACACGTGAATCTTTAAGCATCGGCGCGTTATAGATTTTATTCAATGATACGCCGATAATTTTACTCTCAATTGCCGTTGCTCCGATTGTACTTGTATTGTATGTCGTAGGCAAGGCAATGTTCCGAAAAGCAACTCGTAGTTTATCCCCTATTTCGCCGATTTTCGCCCGAACGGTTGAGCCATCTTTTTTAACAGCGCAATTAGCGTAAATTTCTATCGAGAAAGAAATTCGTGCCTTTCGTTGCCTTGCAAAATGGTTTCCGCCCGATTCCGATAGTGCCGATTCCCAAAACTCATCCCCTACCATAATGACGACGTTAGGTTTTGAACCCGCAAAAGCCGCCGCATCATTTTCAATTGTAGGTAGGGTATTGAAATCTGTTACCGTTGCAACGGCGGTTGCAATCGTATTATAGATATATTCGTAGGTAGTTGCCACGTTACGCCGCCTCAAAAATAGCCCGAACCCGCTCCAACACTTCGGCTGAAATTCTCGGAATTGCCTCACTCTGAAAGGCACCCGTTGCGTTGTCGAAGTACGCTCTTTTTTTGATATTTACGCCGCCCTTTTTCATGACTGACAGCGCGATAATCTTGTAGAATTGTTGCTTCGTCTTGGCATATTGCGCCCAAAAGAATTTGTGCATATTGCCTTTGCTTGCAATAAACCCGCCAACGTTGTGGATATTGGCATAGGGTTTGTTAGACTGAAACGTTCCGGTAATGCCCTTGCTTCCGACGCGAATAATAGAATCAGTCCGAAAAGAATCGGCAAGTCCGCCTTCGGGTGTATTACTATGAAGTCTATCCCCTGCATTGAACGTAGCGGCGGCTAACTTGCTTTGTTCCATTTCACTTTCAATGTAAGCCGGAAAGTCCTCTTGCAATTCTTGCGCGATTTCCTGCATTACCATCGGAAGGGCTTTAACTACTTTTGCTATTCTATCCTGTATTGTCATACTGGTATCCTTCGGTAGTTCTTCAATCTCTTATGCCACTTTGGACGCAAGTTTTCAAACGTTTCATTAGTAGCAAATCCGTCTATCGTGCGACTTGTCCCAAGTTTAGCGAGCCGCGCCGCCCCGTTCGGGCTTTCATCAAATTTGACAGCAACCATTTCTTTAAGAACCGCGTTAATTTCAGTAGGGATTGAGCCGGAAGCATAACCGATTGTTGCCACTACTTTGTAATTTTGCCGCCCTTCGATAAGCGTACCGTTATAGAAAAGTGATGTTACCCCGCCACTTTTTAGTGTGGTGTAATCGGAACTGCTTATAGCCGTCCAAGTGTCAAAGGGCGTATCGCGGTACGACAAGGAAGTAACCGCCGAAACGGGTAAAGTTGAAATGATGTATTCATTAGTGCCGTTACCGTCGAAAATAAACGTCCGGCTTGTTTCTTCAAATCGTTGTCCGCAATAGGTTTCTATTTCGTTCGTTGCTTCTGTAATTAACTCTGTCAGAAACGAATCATAGCCCGTTTCCGCACTGTCAATTTTCATATATGTTTTCGCCGTCGCAACTGAAATAATCATATTATCCCCTTGTACTACCCTTCATTGGCTTCATAGCCGCATTGACAACAGGGCGTAAATGTTCTATGCTTTGCATTTCGTCAAACAATTTCCATAGCCGATATGTCGTATTAACATCTGTTAAATCCGAATTTTGCTCTAATCCCGCCGCTAATCCCTGTACGTTTCTCATTGCTTTTGTGAAATTATATGCAGGGTTTTTATATCCGACGTGGAAAACCCTTATAGCCGAATCACTTACCATTCCGCCACGCTCCACGATTGAAGGTTTTATTTGTTCGTGCATACCTTCTGTAAATCTATACCGCCCTATTTCGTGCCGTCCGTCTTGTCTGTGTCTATTGACGCGGAAAATCCGAATTTGCGGCGAAATGTCGTCTTCACGTAGTTGTATGTTTTCGCTGTCAGACGTACAAGGAACAACGTCTGTAAATGGAGCGTAAATGCTATGTACCTTACAATACGCCGCGTCTAAGTCAGGATTGTTTATTATACTTAGAACCGCCGAAGCGTCTAAATTTAGGCGTTCGTCAGAATCAAGGAATAACACCCATTCCGTTAGGACACAGTCAAGCGCAATGTTTTTTGCACGTCCAAAGTTGAAGTTTCCGGTGTAATGATACCGCGCCAACGTGCTATATTCATCCTTGTTTAGAACCTCTGCAAATTCCTTTTCACTTTTGACAGTATGTACTATTGATGTTGCCGCGCCTTGCTCAATTAGTGGCATTACGGATAGCCACAAATCGCCTAAATAATGCTTATCTTCGTCTCTCGTAATAACGCAAATAGTCAGATTAGAAAACGGGTAATGCACTTCCGGTTGCGCCGCCGCCGTTCCGAAGACCTTGCCGCCGTTATTTTGTACCGCTTGTTCCAATGCCCTTACACCGGACGGCGGGGCGGCTTGACTTGGCACTAAGTTCCCCGCCGATTTTAACGCCCGAACCCTTGCATCTATAATTTCTTCTGCTGTCATATTTCCCCCTATGAAAATTTGGGGCGGCTTGAAATTCCGCCCCTGAAAAGTATATTTTTACGTTGTCGGCAATACCGCAAGTCCGCCCAACCCTAAGCCCGTTGCTGTCGGAGTTGTAACATCGGAATTGTGGAAAACCGCCATTGCTGAAATGTCAACACCCGTTAAATTGCCTACCGTTAGGACGGGCAATACGTACCGTTTCCGCCCCGCTGTTGGGAATGAAAACGCCCAAATTGTATGGTCTGACGTTGCGGCAAAAGTGCTGAATGACAATCCTGTAATGTCCGCCGGACTTGTTAAGGACGTTGCGGACGCTTTCGTATCGCTCTCTGTCATTTTGAAAGCGGTTGCGGCTACGTCGGTAGAACCGACTTGAAAATAAACGGTACATTGGTTATGTCCCAACAAGTCTATTACCTGACTTGCCGCCGTGCCGTTATTAAGCCGTGTGTTGTGAATAACTGGTACTACTGCTTGATTTGGTTGCATCGTGTTTTTTCCTTTATATTAGTTATTAGGACGCTTTAAGACGCAAACCGACATACGCGCCGGATTGTACGGTAGTCTTATCAGCCGCGATTGATTGTTCTCCATGAACAACGAAATCAAGCATTTCAATTGCTTTTGTCGAAATGATGTTTTGCGTCCAATCCACATCATTTTGAGTTGCGGTATCAATCTGTATTCCGCCTTGCGTACCGTAGTAAGCCGCGCTTTGGAAGTCTCCCAAGAGAATACCCAACACGCTGCTTCCTTCGGCGGGTAGAACATCGGAAATGATTACGGGGAAACCGAGAAACTTATCATTGCCAACGCCGTTTATGATTTCTTGTGCCGTTACCCCACCCGCCGATTGGATTAGGATTTCAGCCGCCGCCCATGCTTCACGGTTCATTAACCACTTTGCATTTTTCCGGTAACGAGAGCGAAGTTTGCCTTTTGTTGCAATAAAATCGCCAATGGTTAATTCAGAGTAGGCATTGCCCTGACCTATCCTAATTCCTACGCTATCCGTCGAAGTGGAAGTAAAAGCAAGCCCAAGTTTCGTGGCAAGCCCGACAATGTTTCCATACGTCGAAGAACCGTCACCAATAAGAAACGCGCTGTCTTTCTTGTACGCCATTTCTTCGGCGAATTTTTGCGCAATAAGTGGCACAAGTGCAACCGCCGACGTTTCTTCGAGTAAGCGGGTATATTTCACCAATGCACCTAAACCTTTAACGTCCAAATTGATTTGGCTACCCGTCATGTTTGACGGAGTAATGGCAACGCCTTCGGCAAGCCAATAACCCGTTGCGCCTGTATCAATTCTTGGCAAGGAAATTCTTTGCAAACCCGCCATGTTAATTTGCATACCGAGTTGCGGAAACGCCCCGTATTGTTCGGTTTGGTCTGCGACGGTAGCATCAAAACCTTGCGGCACAAGAAAACCCATCGTTCCGGCGTTCCCTGCTGTGGCAGTTTTCAATTCGCCTTTTTCGGTAAGTTCTCTGTGATAATCGGTAAAGCGTTTTAGTCCGTCACCTTGCGGGTTTTTCGTCATTTCGGCTGCGGCTGTTGTCATCAGCAGAAACTTTGCCGAAATGTGCAAATCTTTTTCAGTCCCTTTCCATCCTGTTGGTCTGTGCCAAGCCGTTGCAGGGACGGTATTTAGTCCCGTTGCCAATTCTGCGAGCGGGTTCATTGTTGCTTTTAAGGCATTTTGCAAAGTAAGGTCGTTTTGGATTTGTTGCGCCTTAATTGCGTCGTTTTGCTTTTCAAGTGCCTTCGTAATTTCAGGCACAAGGTTCTCTACCGTTTTCGTTACTGTAACGCCAATTGCGTCAAGTAATTCCTGCGGCAAACCTGTTGTTGTTGCTTCGTCGGGCATATTATTTCCCTTGTAAGTAATTTGTTAGTTTCTCAATCGCTGTCTTTTGCGGAGCGGCAACCGTCGGAGTAATACCCTGTTTAGGTTGCTTTTCCGAAATGAACTTACCAAATTCCGCGTGTGCTTCATTTATTAAGTCAATCCCTTGCTGATATTTGGCGTGTGCATTAGACATTGCCTCTCGATTAACATTGCCTATTTCCGCGCCAACCTTTACAATCTCTGACGGGTTTTCCGTCTCTTGCAATTCATTAAATTCTGTCAGTATAGACTTGAAAACAGCGTCATTCCGCCAATCAGCCGGAGTAGGTGTAAGGGACGCTTCGCATAAAATCCACTGCCGAATTTCGCCCGTATCGGATAAACGTAGGGTATGACTTGCCGTACCGGAACTCCACCCGAGTTTAGACTTTAGCCCCAACTCTCTTATCATTGCGGCGTAACGTTCCGCCTTTTGAACTTCATCTTCAAAAAAATCCTTTATAGCGTCGGAAGTAAGAACGCCCCGTGCAAAAATCCCTGTATCATCCTTTTTTAACTTGACACTACCGAGTAGCGTTTTCTGCGTTTCGTTGTTGAAACCATGATGATAAAACACGGGTAATTCCGTAGCATAGCCGTAAAAAGTTCGGGGGGAAAAAAATTGCCCGTCCAAATCCCGTACCGCTTCACTGCCATACTGCACAAGATAGCCGCTAACTTCTGTACCGTCTATTTTAAGTTCCGCGCCTTTTTTAATTGTCGTTTCCATAAATGACTTGGTTAAAATGAAAAATGCCACATACGCCGATTAGGGCATACGTGGCAAGGGCTGATTACCGCCGCGATTTGGGCTATATGTTCCGCTCTGTGTGGCTTACGTCTTTGCTTTTCCCGCCTTAGGTGCAACCGTTGCGAGCAACTCTAAAACGTCCTTTCTTGTCATAACGCTGTTGTCGTCAGTTCCGCCGGAAGCGGCACGGAGTTCTAATAATTCGCCCGTGTTTTTATTCGTAATCCTGACAACTCTGTCTTTTTCGGCTATCTTGCCGTTATTAGGAAAGTTCATATTGCCCTGCTGAAAATGTTTTACAAAGATAAGGAAAAGATTTAACTTTCTCTAAAAAGAATATAAAAAATCCTTCGCAATTGATTTTTTCCCTTGTCCGTATCTGCTAATTGCCGCACGGCTTCAACTACTTTGGCGCGTTGTTTGCGGAAAGGCGTTTCATCTTCGGGCGGCATATTTAATTCGGGCGCGGGTTGCTGTTTTGACATAAAACGCTTTTATTTTCTTTGTCGTTATATTTCGTTTCTAAGTAAATTTGAAAGCCGTCAGGGAGTTTCGTGGCGGCTATCCAAGACGGAGTGCCGTCGGGCAATGTGCATCGGAAGAACGTTTCGGAGTAACCGGACATCGTTATTTCTTCAAATACGCCGGAAGATACGATTTTCATTCTTTGCCCCAACAGAGATAGTTGTCCTTAATCGTAAATCCGTCGGAACGTAGCATTTCGTATGCTTTTTCTTGGTCTGACGGTGAAAAATCTTCTATTTCAAGATATAGCGAGAATTGCCCCTCTCTTGCCGCTTCTCTTGCTTCGTTTTTTATATGCCTTACTTGGTTTTCTACGGAATGAAATTCGGCGGCTATCTCGTATAGTTCTTCTGCAAGGTTTTTAGTTCGGGCGGCTGTACTTATCCGTCTGATTTTGCCATCTTCGTTAGTAACTTCATAGTAACTCATATCTTCTCGCTCCAATCAACCCAAACTTTTGTAATGTGGGACGTAGGGCTAAAATAACCGTTTCTATTGGTTTGATATTCTACAATTACACAAAACCCTTGTTTTTCTAATTCTTCGTGTAATTTCATGTCAAACCATAAAGAACTATTTATCTCAACCTTAAATTTTCCATTACTTGCCGCTTCTGCTGCCATTTCCTTTATCCGTTCAACACGTGCTTCAATGGAGTTGAAGTTTGCCGCTTGCTCTCGTAGTGTTTCGGCGAAAGATTTTCGGGTAATGCCGCATTCGGCTATAAGAGAAACCTTTTCTGCTATTCTGACAAGGTTTGCGCCTTTTATTTCTACGCACTTCCCATTGGAGCGGAAACGACGTTTTAAGCCCTTACTGTTGTATGCTTCGTATTGGATTACTTGGAAGTCAATTTTCGTGCCGTCAGGGTGTTGGCAAATATACTCTATCTTATCCTTTACTTGCCACAACTCTTTTTCTTCGTCTTCGTAACATTGACCGATTTCTAATTGGAGCGGCGCGTCTTCCTGTTGTCCGCGTCTATTATGCACCCTGTAAAAGTTTTCAGCATCTTCTTTCTGAATGTGAAAACATACTTCTTTTCCGAAAACTTCTAATACCAGAAGTTGCGAACACGCGCTTATATATCCAAAAACTACGCTCACGTTTCCCTCTCAATATTGATTAAAAACAACTCAAATCCGTAATGCCAACTCTCTTTTGTCCCTTGCGCTAACAGGTATAAAACGCAATTATTCGGGTGTATTCGCACTGCTGTTACGACGCGCTCTAATTGCTCTGTGTCGGTTTTCAGGATTACCGTATCACCGATGAAAGCGTCGAAGTCAAGGACGTAGGTTTTCATGCTTTCTTTTCGTATTTAGGGCAATGGTAGTATTGAGATACTTCAATACGTAGCATGACGCTGTTGTTATTGTCTGATTTGTCTGTTACGCTAACGGACGTATTAGGGTGCATACATTTGCCGTAAGCATCTTTCCATGCGTCAGGTTCATACCACTTGCAATTTTTGCAGATTTCCATACGTCCCTCTTAAGAAATTCGTTTCCCCGCCCTTACCACACAATGGCAATTGATACTATTTGCCGCCGAACCGCTTGCGGGGTGCAAAAGTTTTTCCCCGCCTACGTAGAAATAACCGTCATCCCCCCGTTTTTGCCCGTCCGCCGCAACGTGTGTTGCTCTATCGGTTTTACCGCGCCCCGTGTGCCGCCACACGCTTTCAAACTTATTGCGCCCGTGTGCCTTTACGACAATATCCCCGTTGGCAAATGTCGTGGTTGTTTGTGCAATCCTGCTAACTTTGAAAGGGGAAAAATAGCCGTCCGAAACCTTGTCCAATGCCTTAAAGAGTTCCGCGCCGCGCAACAAGGGCTGTCTTGCGATTTCCTGCTTTATCTTGCGTCGTAGGTTTTTTT